ATTATACCGAACTAGTGTAATCTCATCAAATAGATTACCAAAACCTATTACAAGTTTACGAATAACACGATTGTATGTTGGTGTGGCCATTAGATTGATCCAAACGGATTAGTTTCAGAAAAATCTATAATAGAATTTGCTGTGTTGGCTAAATAATAATTATCATATATTTCTAAATGTGCTGGGTTTTCTAATGGATCAAAAGACGTTAATGTAAATCTAGCATTACTTGTTTTACCAATCAAGGTTCTGCCATCAATAAACTCACCAGCAATATTTGTAACTGATAATGTATTTGAACTTGGTATCCATGATTGAACATAAGCCACAGTATTGGCATTGGCATATGTTCCGTCTAAGGATTGATAAACAATTTCTTGTATTGTATATACACCTGTTCCAGAACCAGTATTTAAATGTAATGTATATGAAGAATCATTAGAAACTTTATCGATATCTGCCGTACCTGTGTTGATAATTTCTTGTGAGTACTTGAATTTCTCAAGGCTTAATTCATAGAAGTATGGTGCTCTTCTTCCTAATTGATGAAAGTCTTTTGCTTGTTCTACGAATGTAATCTCATACAATTCACCAGTACCATTTAGAAAAGGAACATAAACTAAATCACCTTCTCTTGGTCTTGTTATTGTTGCAAGTGGCATTCTTTGGTCAAATGACCTTTTCGATAATATTACTTTAACTACTTCTCGAATTTCTAAACCAAACTTAGAAAAGAAGTCCTGTTGACCTTCATAACCAGAAGCATCAGATAGGTACATTTCTAATGGATAAGAAGCTCTAAACTTCTTAACTGGATCTTCTCCGTATAGAATGTCTCTGTCTTGTGGATTCTCAATAGGTAAATAGAACGAGTCAAACCCCATGATTTTAATTGATTCAACAATTAAATCTTCTATAAGGTGTTGTTCACCGTGAGAGTTATAGTTATTAAAGTATACTGAAGTTGCCATATTATAACATCATGAATTCTAAAGGTGCTCCATATTCGGTTTGCATTTGTTGTTCCAGCTTGGCAATCTCATCTATCGCTTCTTGGAATATTCTATCACCATTTAGTGTTACACTACCTGGTAATTGTAAGCCAGCAAATTTCTTGAGGTTGTTTCCCCACATTCTTTTGATTAGTGCCGTGGCATACTCTTTCATCCATCGGTCATTCCATACTCTACCATAAACATCTGGATTAATTGAGGCATAACATTCGGCAACTACAACATCACCAATTTCGGCTTGTTTAGAACCCCATCGCCAATCAATGAACAGTCTTTGCATATGTCTTTGGAATCGAATAGGAACTTCTCCAGTAAACATTAATTCAAGAGAACGTAAGTGTTGTTGTGTTAATGTATAGTTGATGTATGATGCGGAGGTGAAGTCATATAACTCATTGAGTCGTAATTGATATCTCAAGTCAAACATATTAACACCGGCTTGAGTGTCTGTAATTGGGAATACACGGGTTACTCCAACAATTTCCATAGAATTATTTGAAGCATCTACGACATTACTTAAATTGATGTACTTATTGTTTATATCCGTTTGTTGGATAGCTTTGACGTAATATATTTTTTGTAGGCCGTCAAAGTGATAATCTTGCCAATATTGTAACGCATCATCAATCCGGTCTTCCACTTGGTCATCATCCACGTTAATTTCAATGACTGGAAAACCTAATCTTCTGAGGCAATATTTTTTGAAGTCTGCTCTAGTTGTGATTGTTGCCATCAATTTCTCCTATTATTAATGTATTTATCTAATAGGAGAAACGAGGCTTATGTATTACTGAATTACTTTAGAACTTAGTGGACCCTCTGGAGCCCCTTGTGATTGAATTTGAGGTTGCAATTGCTTTTGAATCTCATCAATTAATGTTCGACTAAATTTGTGTGGTAACTCATCAAGTCCTCCCATTATAATATTGATTTGACTTACTGTCAATTTTAAATCAAATTGTTGTTCTTGTTGCTGTTGTGGTTGATTACTCATTTCACTACTCCTATGTTAAATTAATTGGTTACTTATTTATACTGTTCCTGGGGGAGCTATTGGTGCTGTGTTGGCTGCCCACGGTAAACTAGGTTCTGTAATTGGACTTAGTTTATCAGTAATCTGTTTAGTGATTACTCCGTCAATGTGTGCTTTGTAACCAGCATTGTTGGCTACTACACCACTAATCCAAGTAATAACATCATCTTCAGTTAGTTCATTAAAAGGTACGAATGGACCTGAATTATCTTCTGGATCATATGTAAATGGTGTAGCACCACTAAATGTACCAGAATTGTTTGCTTGGTCTGTGCCTGTTAATGTCCAATAAGTCTGAACTACAGTATTGGAATATTCACCTTCGGTTCTTACCTTGAGTGAGGTTACTTTGTACTCATACGTTAATGCTGTCATTATTTTCTCCTAAAATTTTGACGGTTAAAAAAATACTACTGTTGCTACTACTACTATATATATGCTTTTTATTTTATGGTTTTATGGTTTCGTAGGCCAATTGACCGATGTTAAATCTAAACTATCAAACTCACCTAATTCTGGATTACAATTATTTGTTATATCTCTCAAGGCTTGTCTATATATCTTTTGTGGTTCAGTCATTACTCTGTCTGAGCAAGCCCACCAATCAGTTTCTTTCAATCGTTTATCTCGTTCGGCTCTTACCAAATTTAATTTAATATTAATTTGAGCTTCATCAGAATTTTCTTGGAGTTGTTGCCAAGTTATTAATTGTGTAGTTCCATATATTGGAGTATTATTTCCATCATGGTCAATAATCCATTTTACATTAGCGTTATATTCTGTTTCATTGGTTGGCACATCTCCAATGCAATGAAAGTTTTGACTGACATTTAGTTTTTCTTTTATTTTAATTAGTTGTATAAGTATATTCATTTTAAGATATCCATATTTGCATTTGTGCTGGAGTATAAGGCACAAAAGTACTATCTGCTTCACTTGCTGCATACCAATAACCACTACTAGCATCTCTTACTTCTAAGTAAATACTATATGTATTACCAGCAACAAATGAATTTCCTTGATTAATAAAAGCTGCTAAATTAACTGTTTGTGTATATGTAGCCCAAGTTTGGTCAATCTCACCATGAACTAATCTATTAATACCAAAACCCCAATCAGCGTGTCCAACATAAAAAGTAGTGCCAGTATTTTGACTAACTGCTCTTATTCTATAAACTCCGTGCATTTTACCGGCGGCATTGGGACTTCTTTGAGTACAAGTAAAAGTACATATTACCCTACTAAAACCATATTGTATATAAACACCAGTAACAACCAAACCGTTGACTTCTTGCCATGATGTATTAACAAGCACACCAGCACCTGAGGTTTTATTTCCAGTATAAACAGAAGCTAAATTAACATAAGCTAAATTGGAAATACCGGCGGGGTCTAAGTAATAAGCAGTATTAGTATCATAGAATATTGGTGAACGAATATCATACTCTACTCGAACATTATTGTCTCCAGCACCGACTGAAAATATCTGTGTGGCCATGAGTTCGGTATTATAGAATCGTGTTCCACTATAAGCAGACTGAGCGCCAATCGTAAGACCTGTATTAAAAGCAATATGCATTGGTTGTATCCAAGCACCTGCTGGTTTAAAAATGGCATAACTCGGACTATTTCCTCCCCAACTAATACCAACTTGATTAGATGTAGCTACGTTTGTACCAACATAAAGAAAGTCATTTGAATCTGCTAAGGTCAACATATTAATATTTGACCTATTATTTGCGTCTATGTAATAACCAGTATTATCATAATCATAAAATACTGGGGCTCTAGAAGAAGCATAGGCGTAAGAAATAGCACCTGTAATGGTATCACCAGTATATTGATTAATTCTAAACTTTTCATATGCTGTACGATTGCCGGAAACTCTTGAGGGAACTGTAAATGAACGAATATTTCCTGTAGGGTCACCACCAGTAAAACAAAAATAATTATTTGGGTTATCATGCCATAAACCCCATTCGGTATAGGGTTCAAAGTCACAAAATATACCAGTCCAACCTTCACCTGTTACTTGTTGTATTGCAATAGCACCACCAGTTGAACTTGTTCCACTAGCATTAACTCTTAGTCCAGCGTAATAATATGTGGCAGCATTTAAAGAACCAGCAAAGTTTCCAGAGATTGCACTATTTGGATCTGTATAATAAGTAGTATCATTCGAATCATAGAAGATTGGTGCACGCCAAGAAGATGGCGCAGTTGCATCTCCTACATAATCAAACCTATATGCAACTGTAGGATACGAATCGTTACCACCCACTCCAATAAATGCAGCACCCCAAACTGCACTCCTTACTGAACCAAATACAGTATGCTGTCTATATCCTGCTGAAGAAGTTGAAGTTCCCGCTATCATTGGAATCCAACGCTCTGATCCAGTGCCGGTGCCGGTTTCGACAATACATACGGGAGCGGTGCTAGCACCAACATCTGTAAGATTTGTGTAGGCTCCACCTGCTCTAACGTTTAACTGATATAAATTAGTGGTACTATTTGGATCTACATAATAAGCAGTGTTATCTCCATCATAAGCATAACCAGACCATCGCAAATTTCCTGCGCTAAACAAAACTGTGGATCCATCAAAATAAGTTGTTCCTCGAATATAATTGGTAGATCCGCCGTTTGAATAGTTGAAATGTGTATACGATCCGGCATTATTTTTAAGCCGTATTTCTCCAACTGTTTCTAATGCAATACCACCGGACGCTGCAGCATTTAAATAATAACCAGTATCATTAGAATCATAGAAGACTGCTGCATATAAACCACTTCCCGATCCAGAGTTATAACCAAGCGCTGGAACTAAATATGAACTATCTGTTGCATAAAAGTTACCATCAGCATATACATCAAGTACTCCAGATGTTGATGAGAATCCAAAGCGACTATTTCCACCAGTAAATTGATATCCGGGATATCCACTACCACCTGCCCAATAACTGCCAAAAGCATTTGCGCTTGTGCCATTAAATCCAATTGTGTTTAATATTGACGTACTAGCTGGATCTACATAATAACCAGTATCATTATAATCATAGAAGATTGGTGCTCGCATTGATCCACTATTAATTTGTAGATATGCGGGAGCGCCATCACTTATTAATTCCATTGGATATGATGATTGATTGCCAGAAGAATACAACCGGCCCCATTTTATGCGAGAACCGGGGCTATCATGTTGAAATACCATTTGTCCAACAATATCAGCCGCTGTTGTGCCATGTGATGCAGTAATTGCATGACCTTCACCTGCCGACCAGTTGCCATGCATATCAATATCACGATATGTTGTTACACTACCTTGTCCAGCTTGAACATTTAACTGACCTAAGCCCATTGTTCCAGAGCCAATATTTACAACTGATGCTGTAGTTCCAGAAAATGATCCTGTTGCTCCCTGCGGACCTGTGGCACCTTGAGGTCCTGTAGGTCCTGTGGGTCCTGTGGGTCCTGTGGGACCAGTAGGTCCTGTAGGTCCTGTGGCTCCCGTAGGTCCTGTGGGACCAGTAAGTCCAGTAGGTCCTGTGGGACCACCAGGTCCTGTGGGTCCTGTAACACCAGTAGCACCTTGAACTCCTGCTGGACCTGTGGGTCCGGTAATTCCTGTGGCTCCAGTAGGACCTGTTGGTCCAGTTGGCCCCAGAGGTCCGGTACTTCCTGTAATTCCTGTGGCTCCCGTTGGTCCTGTGGGACCTGTGAGGCCTATAACTCCTGTTGCACCTGTAGCACCAACTAATCCACTATTAGGTCCTACCCACGCACCAGAAGAATTCACTATTGCTGTGTTACCAACAGTCAGGCCATTTTTAACTATGAAGTTTGAATTAGTTGCCATTTAAATTATGATACCTTTACAATAATTGTTGGTTTACCATTCACTACTTTAACAACCTTACCAACAGCTTTTATATATTGAGACATTGTTAAGTCATCCTCATTGACAGCAATACCTTTGATTGCGCCGTTATCATTTACAGGAACAATGTATTGACCAGGAACTGCACCTGTAACATTAACAGGTACTTGACCAGAGAAAGCAATACGGTCTACTCTTACTCTTGCTACTTGCAATGCTTCATCATAGATTGGTTTATCAATTGCGTACTGCGCTTTTCTTGCATTTAAAGATTCGTCCGTTTCTTCTGGTCCTCGAATTGGATCCATTGGTAAAGGAAGATGAAAATCTTCTCCACCCCATTCATCACCACCAACAAAAGAAGGCTTAGTAGATTTAACTACAAAAGAAATAGCTTCAGAAAATAAATTAGTTAATTGACCGTTTGCATCAATACCACAGACATCACCTTTGGCGATTGTAAAATCACCATTCTTTATCATGTATTCTGCGTAGTCACCACCATTTGCGTTGATAGAACCAGTAGCGTTAATAGACCTACCTGTCCAGCTCATAACACCTATCTTTACAGTAGCAGCATCACCATTTGGAGCCCAGCCATCACTTGCGAATACATAAAAACTATCAGCTACTCCAGGTCTTGAACATATAAATTGAGCAGCATTATTTCCGTCATTCTTAAGAACTCGAAGTTGACCAGTATCTAAGCCAGTAAAAGCAGAACTCCATCCAGAAGTAGTAAATACGTTATCAGTAGCTAATGAAAAGTTAGCGCCAAAAGAACCTTCTCTGTGGAAAGCAATACAACAAGCAGAGCCACTACCAGCATTACTAATTTCTAGTTGTGTATCGTTACCCCCAATATTTCCATACCTTCTCAAAACTGTTCTTTGTAAAACAGAAACACCAGTTGGATCGCAAGCATAAGCACTGTCATTTGTATCGTAAAATACTTGCCCTCTAAAAACTGTTCCAGTAGAGATATCTCCATCAGAAGTCCAACTTCCGTTATCATTACAATATGAACCCCACCCACCAGATTGGTTTAAGAACCCAATACGATTACTGTTGCAGTGTATTTGACGTTGACCTTCATCGCTATCGCCCATGAAGATATTACTACTACCTTGTGCCGCACCAACAGTTAAGTCTCCAGCAAAGTTTGATGATGAATTCGGGTTTATATAATAAGCAGTATTATCAAGGTCATAGAAAATAGGAGCTTGAACAGTACCCGTAACATATAAATTAGCATCATGGTCAAGTTGCATTTTTGCTGTAGACCAATTTGTCGATCCTGCTTTACTTGTATACCAATAATGTGAGTGGTTTTCTGAAGAAGCTGATCCAACTGTTCTCCAATGACCCGAATAATATCTTAAATCATTACCATAGGTACGAAGAACAGCATTATAAGCATCTTCAACACCAAATTGGAGAGACTCATAACTTCCAACACCTTGTACAGTTAATGCAACTCTAGTGGCTTGACCTGCACTAGTTTGAGTAGATGCTTTAAGTGACGCAGACCACAGAATAGAATCACTAGCAAAGTCTCCGTAATAAGCAGTGTTATTAGAATCATAGAATAATGGCGACCTAATAGATGCGTCATTTTGAAGATAACCACCATTATCCATCAAAGTGTTACCACCACTAAACCTCATCTGCCAAGTGTCATTACCGCCAATATACAATTCATCTGATGGGCCAGCTTTTATTTGCGTAGCATTTGTGCCTGCTGGGAAAATCTGCAGAGTAGAAGATGCATTTAGATTAAATAATACACTTTGTAATACACTCTGGCCAGCAGGGTTTGTATAGAAAGCAGTGTCATCATAATCATAAAAAATTGGTGCTCTAGAAGAAGCTAACAAATAATTATTACCAGACATATCTAACTGCCAGAGATTAGCTGGCGCTGACCATCCACCCATACGCAGTACGTTATCTGAATCAAGTCCCATATTTACTGCATAAGAACCACTACGATGAAACGACATAAACGCCGAGTTACCACCAGTTGCATATGATTGTAAAGGTGGACCAGATAAACTACCAGAGGTT